TGTGACATGCCTGCTGGACGGAAGTATGAACTCCAACGCTCTGCATCATATGCTTCGCCGTCTACAGATGCTTCAAACATCTCCTGCATTACTTTCTGTGCAGTTGCATCTGGCTTCTTAGGCAAAAAGTCGCTAAGATTAAACAAGCCGTGTGTATCAACAGCAGCCATTTCTGTGTCTCCTAACGGACGCTCTCTACGAGCCCAGTTTGAAGTCGAATAGTCTGCGTATCCACCTTTACTTGTTTTGTTAAGACGGAAGTCTACACCAGCAGTGTAATCTGTTGGCAATTCTTCCATGTCTGGATCCATAAGTGCTTGCTTAATGATGTTAAAGATTTGCGGACCAATAATAAACCTACGAACTGGATTCTCAGGTGACTGATCGTCTGCAATTGGATTGTCAGTTACAAAGCCTTGGAATACGTATGAACGCTTTTTCCAGTACTTACGACCCATGTCTTCTAGACTTGAGTCTTTAAACCAACCACGTACTTCATTTAGAATATTACATGTTTCACCGTACATTTCCATACATGGAATTTGTACTTGTACAGGCTTACTACCTGTTTCTCCTTTGATACCCGCAAATGGAAGTTTAATCATCAAACGTTCTGCCCAGAAGAAAGTATTATCTTCGTTGCCGTCTGGAAGGAAACGTAGAGTTGAACTCTCGCCTTCTTTCATATTCCAAAATGGGTAAATTGGGTTTGGACCTTGTGATTGTCCACCGCCTGATGAGCGGGTTTCTTGTTCTTTGAGCTTTGCTCGGATTTCTGCTAATGATGCCATAGTGCCTTTTCTCCTATAATAATGCCTATATGCAGAGCAACTACATTGTTACTCTTGTGCCTTTTAGTGTTTGTAGCACAGTTATAAGTATAACATCTCTACAAACAATGTCAAGTCTTTTTTAAAGAAAAACTTAAAAACTTATGAGTATTAGCAGATTATCTTAAACCTGCTAATTCTCTCATTCTGTCAAAATCGCCTTCGTCTTGTACTTCCATTTGCTGCGGTTGAGCTTGCATTTGGTAGTCGTCATATAAAGAATTAATTTTTTCGATAAACGCCTTTGCGGGTTCTATGAACTCTTCGCCATAATCTTTTTCAATCATAGTTAATACTGCTGTTTCGCCTTTCGGAAACTCGCCTATTTGTCTATCGTAATATGATAATATAAACTCGCCTAATGGTGTCTTTTGTTCTTCTTTTTCTAACTTAATCTTTTCGCCGTCTGGGCCATCAATTTCATCGCCCTTTTTCTTGCCATTCATTTTGGCTTTTGCTACAGCGCCTGAGTATGCATTGCCTTCGTCAAACTCGATATCACCGTCTCGGAATGCTTCATCAGCCTGTTGTTGAATGTCAGCGTCATCCCAATAAAGCATGTCTTCTGGACCAGGTAATGTATTAGCAACTATCTCCGGCTTACCGTTTTTAATTTCAACTTCAACTTCTACTTCGTGTTCGCCACCATCTTGATCAGTAACAAACAACGCCATAGTTCCTACTTTGCCTTCTTGTGTTTCGTTAGTTTCGCCTTCAGCAAACTGACCCATACTAGCTTCAAATGCTGCCTCTAGTTCAGCATCTTCTGGAACACACTTGTTTACACGCTTACCTTTGTTCTTACCTGTACCTTTTTGCGTACCGGCTTTCTTATAACCGTCCCAGCATTTGTCTGGTCCTGCAACTTCGTCTAATTCGTCTGGACCAATCTCTGTTGCTTTAGTTGCTTCGCTTACTAGATTATAAATGTACGGAAATACATCTGCTAGTTCTTCATTAAACTGTTTAATAGTTAATTGGTCAATCCAATTTTCTGCAACATCACTCGGAACATCTTCTAGTACTGGGGTTTCAAATGCTTCAAATGTTTCTTTGTAATATGCTGGCTTTTGTAAGCTCTCGATAGTCTTCTTAACTGTAGCAATACGCTCTTTAACAATATCTGTGTATCCTGCTAAACTTTCTGCCATTACTGCTGAACGACCCATGTAGTTTTTAAATTTACGTAGTTTAGCCATTTCTTCTGAAAGGCTTACGATATGCTTACCAAAGTCGTCATATGCATGTCCGCCTTCAGCGACATGGCGTGCCATTGCTCTAGCACCACTTAGGTGTTTGTATGGATATCTAAATCTTTCACCGTCTGCACTTTCGATATATATTTTTCCAATACTACGTGTACGTCCTACTGCTGTTTCTTGATTAATGCTTTCTGTGTGCTTAATCATAATACGTGCTTCGCCTACATTTTGATAGCTAATGCGGCTAGTTCCGTATAATTTTGATTCGTTCATGTTGTCGTCCCCAGTCTTTGTTGCAAGGTATTTATAATCTCTTTTCTCTAAATTTGATTTTGTAATGTCTCTAGTGTTAAACGATAACATTCTTTTCTTTGAAAAAGATCTTAATTCCTTTAAAAAATCAAACCATAAACTTTTTGAAACAGCATTTTCTACAACGCCTTTATGATACATTATTACAACACCGTCTTCTTCTGATAATGATATGCTTACATTACCCAAGTCTTGTGTTTTGTCGTTGTAAGGAAATTCAAAAAATCTTGCTTGAGTAGGATCGTTTACTACATTTCCTTGGCCGTCTCCAATAGTTACATTGGCAAATCGCCCACGTATCTTTGAAAATAATTCATTTGCTGTTTGATCAAGTTTGTTCATATTAATATTATTTATCCAAAGTTGCTACTAATGAAGATTGGCATTGGTGCTTCATAATCTTCGTCTTGTTCTGCTTGATTAAACGTATTGTAAATTCTGGGATCCCAGTCTTTAAGAACAGCCATCATTCTAATACATAATAAAGTAGCACTAACTAAGTCGTCTGTCATTCCAGACTTTGCTTGAAAGCTACTACCTGTTGCTACGAAACCTTTTAACTCTGATAATAAAGTCTTACTACGTACAGTCATTTTATCGTTTTCAATCATTGTTTTCATACGACTACATGCTGTAATTTTTGTACTGTGTGTAGTATTAAATCCTTTTCGAAACTTTCGCACATGTCCTTTTCGAATAGGTTCAGACACAAATAGTCCTGGTATATTCTCTTCCCCAAAATCGTTTATAACGATTAATGCTGCTTCGCCAATGCCGTTATTTTCGACTGACCAATATATTCCGTTTGGATTTCTTGTTTCGCTTTCGATGTATTTGCATATATCTGATAGTACTCTTACTTGTCCTGGAATCCCAGTTTGATTGTGTTGCCATTCTGCTACTTGCTCGTAACTAGGCAACTCAAACACTTGTATAGCAGCATTGTCGCCGCCAGTACCCATGCTAGGATCTAATCCTATAGCATATGTAAATTGGTTGGTAGGCTTTTTATACCAACGTGTTTGTCCCATATTTAATATAGGTCTTTGGCCTTCCATAGCACTAAGTTTGATTGAATTAATTAGTGTTTCGTCAAATACTAAGAACTCACAACCGTATTCGCGTCTAAACTTTTCTTCGCCAATACGTCCAATTTCTTCTTCTTTCCATTTTTCATCTCTATCTGGGTGTTCGCTCCATTCTGCTACAAAACTGTGAAACCCATTTGTTCCTAGTTCAGTTTCATTACCGTGTGCATCAAATTTTTCTTCTGCTTGTTTCCAAATCATAGCAAATGTATCTTCGTCTGAGTTGGGTGTACTTGTAATAATAGCTCTACCGCCTGTTGCTAGTGTAGGTGATATTGAAGTCCAAAACTCTTCTGCAATATTAGGTTGTACAAATGCAAACTCGTCACAGTATAGTAATGATATACTCATACCACGTCCTGTATTACCTGTTGTAGTTTGTGCTACAATACGTGACCCATTTTCAAATTCAATTGATTGCTTGTTGTAACTTGTAACACCTGCTCTAATATGATCCGGACACGTTTCATATACAAACCGTATACGTGACATAATCTCTTGCGCACCTGTATATTTGTGCGCAGCAACAAGTATTGTTTGATCAGGATTAAACATTGCATACCATGCTAGATAGATACTAGCACATGTAGTTTTACCTGTTTGTCTAGGCATCATATTAATGTTAAAGCGAAAGTTGTGATAGCTGTGCATCAAACGTAACTGATACTCATAAGGATCAAACAACAACTTACCTTTTACAGGATGCTGTATAAATGCAAAGTGTTTTGCAAAGTGTAAATATCCTTCGTCAGGATCCATGCACTTTTGCAAATCTGCAATATGCTCTTCTGTAAACGTTTCTGTTTTATTCGCCTTCTTAATTAAGACGCCGTCTAATGATGCTGCCATACTAGTATTTAACCAAAAAAATAGCACCCGGAGGTGCTATTGAGTTTGCTGGTTATCTTTTGTTATTAGCTACAGCCGCAGCTTGAACATGCTTTTAGCAGTGTCTTGCCTTTGCATTTTGGACAACCTTTTTTGTCGTCTTCTTTTACTTTTGCATCTTTGGCTGCTTTCTTCATTGGCTCTTTTTTGTCGCCGTCTTTATCTAAGTCTAAAAAGTCTGGCTTGCCTTTCTTTTCGCTTAGTGCTGCATATAGATCAGCTTTGATATTTTCTAACGCAGGATCATTAGTACGAATTGCTTTACGGTCTTTTGAACGATGTAAGTCATCGCCATCAGGTGTAACGTCTTGCATATCGCCTACTCTTGTATCTGGAGCGTTAGCATATCCATCTTCGTCCATATCTAAATCATCATTGCAGCTACTATCTTTTGTATCTGAATCACCTGGTACATCGTCTTTACCTGGAATCTTTGGATCGTCCATAATTCCTGCTAAACGTTCCATGTCCATGCGCGGAGAAAGTGTCTTAGCACTTACTTCTTCTGCGCCACCTAATCCTGCATTTTTCATCATGTCTAATAAGTCTGCTACGTGCTCTTTACCACTTGCATTCATTGACACATTTACTGTTACTGGATTTCCTTTGTCTACTTCTTGTGGCGGAATTGCTGGCATACCAGGCATTTCATTCATTCCACATTCGTCCATAGATTCTAAAAGTTTTTTCATATCCATTGTTATTTTCCTCCTACTACTGATGTAGCGTTCTCTTCATTCTTTATATCGCTGCTTTCGCCTACTGGTGCAGCGGCAGCTGGATCGTGTTCTCTTTCTTTACGGGCTACTTCTAACTCTTTAAGCAAGTCCATTACTCTATCACCTGCTACAGATTCTTGTGCAGACTCACCGCCCATGTCTTCTTGGGTTAACTTTACTTCATATGTATCTGGTACTGGAGTACCTTGTGCATCTTCTAACGGGTCGCCTTCGCCACGTACAACAATATGTCCTGCTGGACAATCACAACAACTATCTAAGTACTCTCCTAACACTTGAGCAGTTGTCGGGTATGTTAACTCTGCTTCAAAATGTGTAACTTCCATATTATGTAAGTTTGGAAAATCTAAAGGACGTTCTTGGATTGGTGTTTTTTTACCAGTTGTTATATTAGATACTTTAAATCTTTCTAAACAAGTTTTTAGATGATCATTAAAGCCGTCTGGTAACTCGCCAGCGATTGCTATTTTAAATGGGTAAGCCTTTTTAGACTCTGTTAAATATTCTGTAAAAGATTTCATTGCGTATTGTCCTATTATATATTATTTATCTTTATCGAGACCTTTTAGCTTCTCAAGGAGACTGTTTCTGTCAGTAACCATATAATTTTCGCCATGAATAACATCTCCGGCACCATTTGCATTAGAGTCTCTATCCATTTTATCTTTTTTAAGTTGCAGCTCGATCATTTTTAACTTTTTATCTAGTTTAGCAGTCTTAGCGTCTAATGATGTTTTTAACATTCCGCCTGCTACTTCGAATACTCTACTAGCATAGCGACTTTCAACATTCATTCCTAAGTCCATTAAATCATCATATGCTTCTAATGCACGTGATGCAATGTCTTCAAGTTCTTCGTCTGCTTTTTGACCAAGTCCTCTTACTGCTGGTAATGCTCCTGCAATCTTATCAAACTCAGCTATATCACGCATAGTTTCTTGTTGTCTATCCACTTCATGACTTTGCTGTTCTTTTTCTTGTGATACTGCCTTTTCAATAATTTCTTTTGAATCAGGCAAATCTAATAATTCTTCTAGTTTTTTAGTCATCAATCTATTCCATTATATGCTAGTTTTATTTATCAGAATTTGTACTTAAATGTTTCAATATCGTTTTTAAACTTATTTGCTACTATTTGTTTGGTATTATCGTTATAATATTCTCTATAATCTTTATTTCTAGACGAGGTATTTAAGTATGGTAACTCTTGTTTAATATTAAATTTATCTTTTAGAAGTTGTATGTCGTGGTTTATATTTTCTAATTTCATAATATAGGATACACCTATAGTCCTATGATGTTGATCTTTTAATTGTGTTTTTTCTATAAAGTATTCAAAGCCTTTTTCAAAGTTTTCTAGAACTTGTTGATTGTATTCTAAACTAAATTTACCTTTTTCTCTAGGGTTTTTAATCCTGCGTAACGCTCTATCTCTAGTAAAGAAATACCAGCTTACACACCAGTCCCAAGGATTTCGTACAACTGCAAAACTAAAGTCAAACCTTCCGTACTTTGCTTCAAGTGCCTGTAATGTGTGATGCTTAGTAGCTTTTGTTACTTGGCTAGATGTGTTATCTAATAACCATTTTTGTATACTGCTGCCGCCTGTTTTAGGAATATGTACAAAGATACTATTGTGAGGACTTATAATTACAGCCATTATCTTCTTTTGCCGTTATGAAAAATATCATTTTCAGTAACAATTCTAAAAAATATTCCCTGTTGTTTACACCATGCTCTTGCTGCTTCCCACTTGGCTTGATTGATAATCCAATGAGCTTGATTAGCTCGACTCTTGCCTGTCTTTTCTTTTAATGATTGGTTTTCTGGTTTTACTTCAATAAGTTCAACTTTACTTTTTCCAGTCTTACCTGCATATGCAATAAAAAAGTCTGGTACATATATTGTTTGTTTTCCAGTAAGAGGATGTCGATACGGTATTTTTACTGCTTCACTTGCCCATTGCGTTACACTAGGATGTTCGTCACAGAATCTCATAAATGCAAACTCCCAACTACTTCGATATGTTGGAGTTTTATTACCCATATATTTTTCAGGATTTTTTAATTTAAATTTACCTTGAGCATACTTAGGCATATCATTATTCTTCTGATGAAATTATAATTTGACCTACCATACTGCCGTGGAATTCACAGATGTAATAGTAAGTACCAGGTGCAACACCTGTTGTGTCCCAAGTACACACACCGGATTCGAATCCATTTCTAATAACACCGCTGGTTACAGTTGAACCTGTACCTGTTACAGCAGCAGTCTTAATCCAGAACGGATGTCCGTTTACATTTAGGGTAAACTCTAAGATGTTTCCTTGATAAACTTCTATACTAGGATCGTTTTGGGCATTAAAAGATCCATTAATGTCACTTCCTGTTAATACATAATTAGACGAACCAGATGATGTTACACTGATACTGTATGTAGTTTGTGGTACTGCTTGTGTAGTTATAGTATATGGATTTTGTTGACCATATTTAGAATACATCATTCTATTGTATGATCCCATAATACTAGTAGTAAAAGCTCTATAATCACTATCATTATTTGCCGTTTCGTTTATTACTGATTTAGAATCAGCAATCATAATTTCTGTTAATTGCGCAGGTGTTAAATTAGGACGAGATTCTAAGTATAATGCTAATACGCCTGCAACTTGCGGTGCTGCCATAGATGTTCCGCTTATACTCATTATATTAAAATTTGTATCTTGTGGATAATCTAATGCTGTAAATTTATTAGTATTATAATTTATACTACATGTACTTTGTATGTCTGTTCCGGGTGCCCAAAAGCTAACAGCAGGTCCTTTTTTACTAGATCCAGCTGTCTTATCAACACTAGAAGTAACTGCAGAATCAATATTACCTACGTTAAATGCAGCAGCACTATAAGGAGAACCGGGTCTATGGTAAAATCTTGTGCTTCCATTAAACACAGCCGTGTTATCATAATCAGCGCCTGCAGGAAGATCTGCTTTGTAATAATCGTTGCCAGCTGCTATACATACATGGATGCCGTCGTTAATCATGTCTTCAACTTCAGCATCAACGACCGCAACCTGTGACGGTATCTTACGAAAGTCGTCGTTACCATTGCTGCCATTAAATTTTGAAACAATACCGTAATCATCCCAAAGCTCTGTATCTGTTTGGGCTGCAAATGTCCAAGGTGTTCCTCTATATGTGCCGCCTGTTGGATCGTCTGTGTACGATGTGCTATAACCCCAACTCATATTTACAACAGTAGGTCTACCATTTGTTTTTGCGTTGTGCCATAAACGTATTGTATCAAACGAAGTTGATATTGGGATGCCATTTCCAGGATCATTAGTTCCTTCTAATCCATTCAATTTTTGTGAATATATGTGTGCGTCTTTTGCCCAACCATAAGTTCTACCAGCTGCTATGCCTGCGCAATGAGTGCCGTGTCCATCGTAATCATCATAAAAACTAGCGTCTTGTGTTCCTGATATACCACTTGCTTGATACCAATCTATTACTTGAAATCTAGATATGCCGTTAGCATCATTCCATTCTGGATGATTTACATCTACGCCGCTATCCTGTATTACAATATCTACACCTTTGCCAGTTAACGAATATGTATAATCGCCTGCTGTAGTAGTCGAAGAAGCATATACATTAGTTGGCTCAATACAACGCCGTAATCCCCAATTTACATTTACTGTAGCACTGTTGTCACCTCTATAAAATATATTATTTTGACTAGCATTTAATCCTATTTGGATATCGTCTCTATTTTCGGGAGGTTCTTCTACTGCACGTACTCTTGAATCTAATCGTAGTGCTTCGGCTTCTTCATCTGTAAGCATAAAGTGTGTTTGTATTTTTGATCCTGGACGAGCATTAGCAATGTTAACACTTCTACTAGGTATAGGTCCTTCTCCTGAGCTTGCAGTAATTTCTGCTTCTAGATCAGGTAAATGTTCTCTTGACACTGCTATTACTGAATACTCTTTTTCCATTCAATTCTACCTTAATATAGATTTACCCAAATAGCGCCGTCCCAAAATACAGGGTAAGGTCTACTATTAGCTGAGTTTGCGGGGTCCCAACTGACGTTATCAGCTACTGCAAATGTTCCTGGCTCAGGACTTGTTGGTGCAGAACTTAATGGTGTTAATTTAAACACGCTATCAAAGTTTGCTGTGCCATTAATGTTTACGTCATCTGTTGCTGTAATGTTTACACTTGCTGCACTATCTAGTGATAAATTGCCAGTACCGGCACTTGTAAAGTTACTAATAGTAACTGTTGCATCAGTAAAGTCAACATCGCCGTTAGCTGTAATATCATTAATTGTTAAACTGCTGTCTGTGCCATCTGTACCCACGTTAAGTATTGTATGCGAGCCTGTTGGTGTAGTACTATTACCAGCTGCTGTACCTGCCAACGTACCAGTAAACGTAGTACTAGAACTTGAAACATCAACAACTACTGTGCCGTCTCTTTTAATAACATCACCAGCAAATCTTGCCTCAGTTACTGCATCACCCGAATAAAGTATAACTGTGTTTGATGGATCTGCTAAGTCGTATACAATACCACTTGCATTTGCATTTGCTGATGCTGTTTGGTCTGCTACCCATGCATAGTCCGAACCGTCCCAACTTAGTATTTGCCCACTTGAAGCACCACTTGTATTTAAGTGAGTACATTACCATCAGTGTAAGATGACCCGCCGCCTCCGCCTAGTAGTCCGTCGTTGTCCGAAAGCTCATTAACATCTGCTGGTATAGTAGGTTTATTTGTTAGATCAGTATAACTTCCACTAAATGAACTGCCGCCGATATCTGCGTTATTTGCAAGTTGTACCCAACTACCACTGTGTGCAAAATATGCAGCACCTGTTCCGTGTACATGTGCAAACATACCATGATATGCTGAAGCATCTGGTAAGCCAGCTTCTGTAGAATACACGTTACCAAACAATACTTTATTGCCGCCCATGTCTAAATCGGAGCCTGTGACAGCACTAATAGCGTCTGAATCTGAATATGATGCGCCTGAGCCTGCTTGATCTACCCATTCATAATCAGTACCGTCCCAGCTTAATATTTGATTAGAAGTTGCTGAACTTTGATTTAAATGAGTATCTACGCCAGTATCTACTGCACCAGATGCAAGTTCTCTAGACGTAACTACATCTTCAAAAATCATATTTTCTGTGATAGCATTAGCTGTTCCAGCCTGAATATAAGAAGATAAATCTACAGTATTGCTTTCATCTGCTGGTCCCCATTCTGTACCAGACCATTGTAGTACTTGTCCAATAGTAGCACCAGTATCTGAACAATTTCCTAAGTCCTGTAAATTAACAGGAATAGTTGGCTTGTTAGTTAAAAAGTTATAATTGCCACCAAATAAATCTGGTTTGTTTTGTATACTGTCCCATTGTACCGGAGTTGATGCAAGAGTTGTTACACTTATAACTCTAGTGTTTAAGTCTATAAAATTTCCGTCCATCTCTGCATATGTTAACGGATCTCCTTTATCTGCTCTTAAAATTATTGCCATTAGTTGTCTCCTACATATCCTGGTTCAACATATCCAAGAACTAAGTAGTCCTCTTCTACGTTATTAATATCTTCAGGTGTATCAAATACTTCTACATTTCTTGATTCAACTAAAGTTTCTTGATTTTCTAATCTAAATCCTAACGTACTAGTTTTAGATCGATTATAGTTAAGTATTTCTGTAACTAATGTACTAAGTTGTACTTCAGTAAATCCCTTTAAACTATCTAATAATTTAAAAACAGGTAACTGATCTATTTTTGCTTGTTTCATTAGTATAGTTGCAATACTATACGCTGCTGTTTTTTCAAAACCTCTTTTTTCAAAATACGTAATTACTGCGTCAACTTCATTAGCTGAAAATTCTAATCTTGCTGAATAGTAACTATCAAAGAATTCTCTAACCGAGTCGTCACTTGATGTAAACTTTTTTTGAGGTATGTTTCCTGTAAATGCCATTCTTTAAGTTCCTGTTTGTGTATTTGGTAAGTTATTTGCTTCTTGTGCTTGTCCAATTTTTGCAGATTTAGCTGCGGCACTTGAATTATTATTTTTACTAGTTGCTTGTGTAGTTTCTGTTCCCTTGCCGGAAGTCTTACCAAAAAATGTGCCAGTTATGCCGCCTGGGCTTGGATTCTGTCCTGCACTTACAACTGCATCAGTTAATAATCCAAAGCCTTCTCGTTTAATACTATCTAACGATAAATCTTTTGCGTTTCTAATAGTGTTTGCTGCACCAAGTAATGTGCCTAAGCCAACATTACCACTTGT